GGTGCTAATCCTATGGGAGCTATGACAGCATCAGGAGCGCCTGTAGGCGGTGGAAACTTATTATTTTAGGTTATTATTATGGTTCAATCTGTTTTTGATTACTTTACTGGCCTTCTTGGCATTGATGAGGATGAGCAACGCCGCCGTTCTTTAGAACGCGCTGTTGCAAGAGCGCCTCTTGACTTACAAAGAAACTATCAAACAATAGATGCAGCTATGGCATCCCGCACACCCGCTAGAGCGGGTATGTATCCTGAGATTGACGCTACTTTAGGTGGTTTACGTCCTAGAGAAATATCAGCAATGTCAGATATGGAGGCAGAAATAGGCCGCAGGGCTGCTGGGCTTTCTGAGGACATTCCTTCTGTCATGCAGCTTACGCCAAATGAAATTCGCGCCATTGGAGCGCAAGGAGCGGTTAGGTCAGCCCTAGACCCTTCAAGCTACTCTCAGTTTGTGGAGGGGCTTTCTGAGGGGGGTCGTGTAGAAAGGCAAGCACAAGAAGCTGCTGCAACAAGAAAGGCTGCACTTGCACCATCTAACAAAGCCGCTGCTGTTGCCAAAAAAATAGTTGATGGAACTAAACCTGAAGACTTAACAGAAGAAGAGAAAGTGATTGCTGGAGACCTTGTTAAGGACGCGCCAACATCTGCGACTAAGCCTACAGCAGCCGCACAACAAGCCGCATCTCAAGCTGGTTTGTTAGCCCCACAGCCCCAATCTAAGTTTGGTGGTTTGTTGGGAACAATAGCACAAAACTTGCAAGATGCTTTGATTGCTCAAGGCACTCTTGAGGCTGGTATGCCGCAGCTTGTTACAGCAAAAGACTTGGATAAAATAAGAAGCATCACGCCTCAGATGGTTATGGCTCAGTCTCAAAAAATCAAACAAGAAAGGCAGCAAAAAGAATCTCAAGCTGCTCGTGATGCTGTCTCAGCACTTAAAGACCAGCTTGCCATACAGCGTGACCTTAAATCATTAGGCGCGGAAGATAGTAAAAAACTTGAGCGCGAAGCCGAGTCCATCATTAAAGCCCGTGATACGATTAGTTTTATTGACGAAGCGCTGCCATTAATTGGAGGTCTTTCCACTGGTAATGTTCTTGCTCAGGGAACTCAGTTTCTTGCTGGCACTCCAGCTTACAAACTTGAAGCTGCTCTCAAGCCTATTCGCGCAAGAATCGGTTTTGATGAGCTTACTAGAATGAGATTGATGTCTCCAACGGGAGGTGCGCTTGGTCAGGTTTCAAACTTTGAAAACCAGCTTTTGCAAGCAACAAAAGGTAGCTTAGAAATTGGCACTCCTATTGATACAATGCGAAGAAACTTGCTTAATTACCGCGATGCACAAATGGCTATGGTTCATGGTATTGTTGACAATCAAGGAAGGTTAAGAAGGCTTGAAAGTCAGGGCGACCTTGATGCTCTTCGCTCTGGAAGATTTAGAGTTGCAACAGAATCAGATGCTAGTCTTTCTGGTCAATCTGGAAATATTATGAACTACAATCGTCAAACGGGTGCTTTTGAGTAATGCCACTTGTAAATACACCAGACGGCCTTGTTAATTTCCCAGACGATATGTCTGATGATGAGATTAAAGGGGTTCTTGAAGAAAAGTTTCCGCCACTCAAAGAGCCAGAAGCGGCTGACTATGCGCGAGCAGCGTTTCAAGGTCTTTTTTTTGGTTTTGGTGACGAGGCTGAAGCTAAATATCGCGCATCTAAAAGTGGTCGCTCTTACGAAGAAGAGCTTAAAGATGTTCGCTCTGAAATAGAGGCCTTCAAAGAGGCTTCTCCTATTGCATCTGTCGCAACAGAAGTTGCTGGAGCTATCCCTTCTGCGATTCTTGGTGGCGGAGCTATTCGCGCGGGACTAGCTGGTCTTGGCGCTCGTAGCGCTATTGTTGGCGGGGCGGCTGAAGGCGCTATTGGCGGTGGCGCATATGCTGCTGGCACAGCAGAAGAAGGTGAGCGTATTGAGGCTGCAAAGGGTGGTGCAGCATTGGGTGCTGGACTTGGCGGTGCTTTAGGCTCGGTTTTGCCACCAATGTCAGGGGAGGCTAGGCAGCTTGTCCGTAGGGGTGTTCCGCTTACTGCTGGTCAGGCTATGGGTGGCTTGCCTCGTGCTTTTGAGCGCTCAGCAGAGGCATTACCGTTTGTCGGTGGTGTTGTTACTGGCGCTCAAAGAAAAGCTATTGCTCAATACAGCCGCATTGCTACAGAGGATGCCCTTTCTTCTATTAAGGGATTTAAAAAACTTCCTAAAAACATTACTGGAGATAAGGCTGTTGACAGGGGTTTTGGCATTGTAGGCAAGGAATATGACCGAATTGTTCCTAATCTGGGGACATCTAGGGCTGTTGATGTGGAAAACATTATTAACTCATCTTTGGCAAGGTCGGTGCAAGAGTCTGTTCTTGACGAGGCAACAGAAAAAACACTTCGAAATGATGTTAGTAAGGTAAAGCAGCTTCTTGCTGCTAGGAATGGCAATCTTACTGGTAAACAGATTCACACCGCTATTAAGAAAATGGGTTCTGACGCAAATAAATTATCCAAGTTTGGTGCTGACCCAATGAATGTGGAGCGAGGCCGCGCTTTGCGTTCCGTACAGCAAGACTTGCTTGGCTTCTTGGAAGACAGCAATCCAAAGTATGCGGCACAGCTTCGGGATGCAAACGAAGCATTTAAACGTATGCTTGTCATTGAAAGGGCAAGCGTTTCTGCCATTAAGGAGGGTGGTGAGTTTGCACCATCTCAACAATTATCTCGTCTTGCGTCTGTAAATCGTCGCGCCGCAGCGCGCGGTCAAGCAGAAGGTCAAGCTGATGTTTTGGCTGCTAGGGAGATTCTTGAGCAGGGTCGCGCTGGTATTGCTCGCCCACTACTTGAGGCTCGTCAAATTATGAGCGGTCTTGGCACAGCGGGTCTTGCTGGAACTGCTGGTATAGCTCCTGCTGCTGCTGGACTTGGCGCAATTGGCGGTGCATATTCAGGATTATTAGCGCCACAAGTTAGGCGTTTATTTTCTACCTCTGCCGATGTAGGAAGAGGTGCTGTCCCAGTTTATTCGGGACTTTTAGGACAGGAATAAATCATGGCTAAGAATAGTATTAGAGATTATGCAAACACTGCCGCATCTAACACAGATGTGCAGAGTCAAAACATTGACGAGGGCTGTAGTCCTGCTGGCATTAACAACGCAATTCGGGAGGTTATGGCTGACTTGGCTGATGTCAATGACGGCACTGTCTCTCTTGTCTCTCCCGACTTTAACAGCGCCACGCTAGGTGTATATCCAGATGCGGGTCGCTCTATTGACGCTTTTCCGTCTGGCACAAAGATGTTGTTCCAACAGACTGCTGCACCGACTGGTTGGACAAAAGACACTACGCACAACGACAAAGCTCTGCGCGTTGTAAGCGGCACTGTAGGCAGTGGCGGCACGAGCGCATTTAGCACAGCCTTTGATAGCTACACTCCTGCTGGCAGCGTATCTGTTACGGTTGCTGAACACACGCTGCTGCTTACTCAAATCCCATCACACTCGCATGATATTGAGGTTGCAGGCACTGCGACAAGCAGCACTAGAAACAGGATTGCTTACACAAATAGAAGCGAAACAAGTTTCATCGGAACTGAGACCGCTGGCGGTGGGCTAGGACACGGACACCCCAACTCAACTGGCTCATTTACGGGTACTGCTTCAACACAGTTTGATGTGCAGTATGTTGACCTTATCATTGCCACGAAGAGCTAAGTTATGAAGTTGGAGGTCAAGCATAACTGCCCACTCAATAACTTTGAGCCTTGCAAGCAAATGGACTGCGCTTGGTTTATCGAGATTCGTGGGATGCACCCGCAGACAGGAGAAGAGATGTCTGAGTGGGGTTGCTCTATGGCTATGCTGCCTGTGCTGATGATTGAGAATGGTAGGCAGACATCACATGCTGGAGCGGCTATTGAGAGTTTCCGCAATGAGATGGTGAAGGCTAACGAACTAAATACTGAGATTATGGCTGCTGCCGTTGAGGGGCGTAATCCAAAGCTGATTGAGGGCTGATATGACCAAATCAAATATCACTGAATACGACAATACAGCCGCTAATAATACCGACGTTCAGGATGTGCCTCTGGGGGAAAACCAGATGTATCCGTCTAACGTGAACAATGCGTTCCGTGAGATTATGGCTGACCTTGCAGACGTTAATGACGGAACTGTCGCCCTAACCAGCCCCGCCGCTGGTTCTATAAACATTACTGGAAATGTTACTGTCGGCGGCACTGTTGACGGGCGTGACGTTGCCGCTGATGGGTCTAAACTGGACGGCGTTGAGGCTTCTGCTGACGTAACTGATGAAAATAATGTCGGCGCTGCATTGACTGCATTTTCTACTGGGACTGACGCTATCAGCACAGACCTTGTTCCATATTACGATGTGAGTTCTGGGGCGTGGGAAAAGTCAACAATATCAAATCTTTCTCTTGTTGGCCCGACTGGTCCTACTGGGCCTGCTGGTACTGCTGGTCCTGCTGGTACTGCTGGTCCTGCTGGTCCTACTGGGCCGACTGGTTCTACTGGTCCGACTGGTTCTACTGGTCCGACTGGCCCTGCTGGGGTAGACGGGGATGATGGTGCTGCTGGGCCTACTGGCCCTACTGGTCCGACAGGTCCTACTGGTCCGACAGGTCCTACTGGTCCTGCTGGTGAGTTGTCTGGCAATGTCGAGATGACTGGCACGTTGGATATGAACAACTACGACATTAACGGGGTTGACCAGATTTTTCATCACGGCGATACGAACACATATATCCAATTTCACGCCTCAGACCAATTTAGGGTTGTCACGGGTGGGACTGAACGCCTCGAGGTAAACAATAGTCGAATCACAGGTTCTGGGATTGCAATGGCCTACGGGCGATATAACGGCTCTAACAACACCATTGCATTTGATAAGGACATCAGTTCCCTTACGGATATTGGCACTGGTCGCCACAACATAAACTTCTCTGTCAGCATTACCAGCACTTACACTTGTTCTGTGGGCGGCGGTGATTCAAGCAATGATGCAGGTCGAATGACAAACCCGTTTGATGGCGGCAATTTTAGTTCTTCATATGTAAGAATTAGAACGTCAACGGGTAGCAGCAGTAAGACAAACGTCGAATACATGAGCCTGTCGGTGTTTAGGTAAATAAATGACTGATTATCGAATAATATATGATGACCCTGACGAGCCAAATGAACCTGTGAAAATCGTCACGCCCGCGCCTAATTGGATGAAAGAGGCAATGGCTGGTAATTTGCCAATCATAAGCATAATGATGGAACTTAAAGATGAAGAAGTTTATGCCGTGGAGAATGGCATACATATGGACGACTTCAAGCACACTCCTGAAAAGGTGGAGGCTCAATTTAGTGGCAAGAGAACAGGGCCATTGACCGAAGAAGAGGCGATTGAGTATCTTTGCCTTAAGGATTTACCGAGAAAGTGCTGGGGCGAAAACCACAACAGACCAATGTTTAAGATAATTAAGCACAGTGATATACCCACAGATAGAACGTTTCGTGACGCATGGGAGATGAATAATGTCTAATTTTGTGAAGCTAGGCGGAACAGAGTATGCCCTAGACGACTACACCGTGCCTGCCGATAAAGCCCTACGAGAAGCGTGGGAAGTAACGTCCGAAACTGCAATCACCGTCAATATGCCAGCGGCGCGGGATATTTGGAGAGAGAAAATTCGTGAAGCGCGTGTGGCGGAGTTTGAGAAACTTGATACTCAATTCATGAAGGCTCTTGAGACATCTACCAGCACGACAGAAATTGTTGCCCAAAAACAAGTGTTGCGTGATGCGCCTAATCACCCTGATATTGAAGCCGCCACAACGCCAGATGAACTGAAAGCGGTTCAGCCAATCCCAAATGTGACTGTTGAATGATGCGTCAGGCTTGGCAGTTTTGGCAAAAAGGGGTGAGTCAAGAATTTATAGACTTGGTGCAGGAGCAGGCCGACAAAGTTAAATGGGCAAGAGCCACAACATTCAGTCAAAATGACAAGGAGAGCCTGTCAAGCACACGCCGAAGCAATGTGAAATGGCTAACTGGGCAGGAGGACATACATAACCTTTTGTGCAATTATGTTTTATCCTCAAACGAACAACTCAATGTGCAAGTGTCGAACAAGTGTGAAATTCAGTTTACACAATATAACAGCGAAGATGAGGGGTTTTACGGATGTCATCACGATATAAATTGGGAAAACCCTGAACCGCATGACCGAAAGATAAGCATCAGCATATTGCTGTCAGACCCATCAGAATTTGACGGCGGGGAGTTGCGGTTTCACGAAGTGACAAACGATGGCATCGAATGGCAAAAAGGCTCAGTTTTATGCTTTCCGTCGTTTTTGCAGCACTCCGTATCACCCGTCACGCGAGGCACACGCAAGTCACTGGTCGCTTGGTTTTCTGGTCCTCGTTGGCGATAATCTCTGGAAATCACCCACAGCCAGTGTTAATATACTAAAAGTCTTATAAGGAGACATGTTATGGAAACTCTTATCACTTGGATTACAGCTATCGTAGCAGCCGCATCGGTGATTGCTAATGTAACTCCGTCTATGCGCGACAATGAGATTCTCGCCAAGATTGATGACTTCATTCAGAAGTTGGCTCTAAATCTTCGCAAGGATAAATAAAATGTCCACGCAGGCGCAGCTTGAGGCACACGAAAGAGAGTGTGCTATGTTCCGTAAACTGGTCGATGCCCAGTTGAAAAACCTTCATTGGCGCATTACTTGGCTGTCGGTTCTTGGTGGCACTATGATGTCTGCAATCTTTGGCACAGTTATTACTATTCTCTTGAAGATGAGTTAGGATGCGTCATGCGCTTGATTGTTGCTGCGCTTTTGCTGGCTGCCACGCCTGTGTTGGCGCAGAATGAGCAGACTGGCGACCTGAACACGAGCAACCTAAATAGCACTGTCAGCAGTAACAACCCGTCAACCTCTACCACAAACAATTACAATGGCGCTGGTGCGGCATCTAACGTCACGCCACCGCCTACCGCTGTGTCGCCTAGCGCACCGTCTGGTGGCTCTGAAAGCTGCCTGATAGGGCGTGGAATGGGTGTGCAGGTCAATGTGCTTGGCTTGTCTATGGGCGGCTACAAGCAGGATGCAGAGTGCAACAGGCGCAGAGACGCAAAAGCCTTGAAAGAGCAGGGCATGTCTATTGCATCTGTGGCTAGGCTGTGTCAATCTCTGGAGACTTGGAAGGCGATGTTTGCTAGTGCAACACCCTGCCCAATATCGGTAAATGGCAAGCTCGTTGTGGGTCGAGCGGCTACCCTTCTTATGAAGCGCGACCCCCTGACTTTCATACCTGATTACAAAAAACGTAAATCATACTATGACAAAATCCTACGAATTGGTGAAAGCGATGATGAAGAAGATAGCAATTCTAACCTCAGTATTTCTGAGCGTTTCCGCAGCACAGGCAGAGACGACGATTGATAACCTAGTCAATGCCAGCAAGACCATTGCAGCCAAGCTAGAGCAAGGCCGATACGCCGTGTATGGCGCAGAACACTACGCCTCAGTCGGCGGCATCATCGACTACAGCGCAGTGGATGACGAGCAATACATCATCAATGAGGGCGACATAGCTGCCTACAGTGAAGCTCTTGCAGGAGTGCAGAACGCTTTGTATTTCACTACGAAGATGGCGTTGGAGGAGAAAGCTGCTGAGTCTATGGTCAAGGTTAGCGAGGCTGTAGACAGCTTTATCGTAGCTTCTGTGCAACTGAGCGTTGTCGAGGAGGTCGCTGAGAGGGCTGAGGTCGCACAGGAGACTAACGCAGTCGAAGACCAGATTGCCGTGCAGGAGTTTGTGGAGACAAACGATGTAACCCTGAAGCAAGAGACAGTGGTGGAATACAACCAGTCGATTGAGGACATTGCTGTCAATGCGCGTGACGCTGGTGCTTTCTTGGCTGCGTCTAAGAGTGAGCAGTTGACCAGCATCTCAGACCAACACGCCCAAGACTATGGCAACTCTATGGCTGAAGCCTCTATTTCCTACTCTGCCACCAATGACATCCTGAGTGTGCAGTGGGCTACCAATGTCGGGCATATTGAGTTCCACGACTTCTTGATGGGTGACTATGTGACCGCCAGTGAAGTGCTGGGTCAGGGTGAAGCTATCTACAGTGACCAGCAAGCGTATATGTACCAATGAGCCTAGAAGATACTGAACTTACAATCGGCGGCACTAAGCTGCGCGGCGTATGGATAGCCATTGTGCTGTCTATCGCCACGACTATGGCTGGTGGTATCTGGGCAGTGGCAGAGTTCTACGGACGCATAGAGGCTGTAGAGTCGGCTGTCTCTGGCAATGGTGATACAGCAGAGAAGCTCACCGTGCTTGGCACGAATCTCGAAACGATTATGGAAAACCAGAAGCAGTTGCTAGACCTGCGTGACCGCATCGCGGAGGTAGAGAACACGACAACTGCTAACGACATTTTGGTTAAACAATTTGACGAGAAGGTCAAATCAATCGACAGTAGATTTGGAAAGATAAACAGGGAGATAGATGACTTGTGGCGCGGGTTAGACGCAGCGAGTAATCCTTTAAAATAGTATGGCCTTTTCGACTGTGCGTAATGCAGTCCAGATTGGAAGAATCGGTGAGCTACTGGCTCAAGCGGTCTTTGAGGAGAATGGCTACAAGACGGCTCGTGTAAATCACGAGGGCTTTGACTTAATTATCTTTGACGATGAAGGTGAGAACTACCGCGTCGAAGTCAAGGCGTGTTCCACTAGGGACGGATACAACCACCGATACCAGTTTATGACCAGTCGCGGCAGCAAGACTAAGCGCATGATGACGACATCAGATGCAGACATCATCTGCTATGTTGCTTTAGATATTCGCCGCTGTGTGATAAGATGCACAAGTACAATTTCTAGGAAGAAGACAACCGTAAAGACATCAGAGTTTGAGCGGCAAGAGTCTTCAATGATAAATGAAGCCTTGT